GCCCCCCAGCCCACAAACGCCTTGATTGACTGATGGACACTCAAGCCCTCTTCAACATCGCAGTGTCTCTGGCCGGCGTTTTGGGCGGCTGGATACTGAACAACATTTGGCAATCAATCAGACTTCTTGACAAGGACGTCAGGCAAATGCCGCATGTCTACGTTGCCAAAGAAGACTACAAGGCCGACATAAGTGAAATTAAGTCTATGTTGGCTAGGATTTTTGACAAACTGGAAGCGAAGGCCGACAAATGAACGCAGTCATCATTCAAGCTTTGGTTCGCCACATCTTGACCGCCGTTGCGGGCGGTTTTGCCGTCAGATATGGAATTGATGGCGGTACAATTGATGCCATCATAGGAGGCGCTGCTGCTGCTGCTGGCGTGGGTTGGAGTGTGTACGACAAGCGTCGCCAGTAATGGACTGGGCCGAATACCCAAATTTCCGCTCTGCGGAGTTCCGCTGCCGGCACTGTGGGCGCGAGAAGATGCAGCCGGCGTTCATGGAGCGCTTGCAGTCGCTGCGCAACGAGTTCGGCCCGATGGTCATCAGTTCGGGCTGGCGCTGCTCTGATCATCCTATAGAAAAAGCCAAGACGCATCCGGGCATGCACTCTACCGGCATGGCTGCCGATGTGGCGGTGCAGGGCGCTGACGCTGTGCGTTTCCTGCGTTTAGCGCTGGGGCTAGGATTCACCGGAATCGGCGTACAGCAAAAGGGCACAGGCCGGTTCATCCACCTTGACCTGCGGGCCGTGCCGGCGATCTGGAGCTATTGAAACGCAAAGATTGCCGCCATGACAGCGATGACAATGACGATGCAGATGATCTGCTTAACGATGATCGCGGCCGCGTCGTCGAAGTCGTCGGCGCCGATTTCGGTCGCCGCCTCGGCGGCCTCGGGATAACGACCCTGCTGGTCGCAGCCGGTGGGGATGTAGCTCATAGCTGCGGCCAGAACAGCAACACGCCGACAGCGGCCAGCACGGCGCAGACGATGATGTCCATAGTCAGAGCAATGTCCACAGCAGGGCTCCCAGTGCGATGCACGCAATGATAACTGCGGGCGCTGGAACGTAACGCGGGCGCGGCTCCGCGATGCTGTGGCCGACAGTGAAAGTGCAGTCAGCCAGCGTTCGTGGGGTGGTGAGGTGGCTGGGTTTCATAACGCCGGTTCCTCAATGAGACGGGCGATGTACCCGCCGTAGTTGGTGTTCGGGTGGTCGCGGTCGAACTCGCGGGCGATCTGGACGCAGCGCTGGCGTTCTGCTGCCAGCAGTATGTACGCAAAGCGCCTGAAGTGATGCTCCGTGCCCCAGTGCTGGCCTGCAGTGTCGTTCATCAGCTTGGCGATTTCGTCGTCGGTCATGTCCTTGCCCTCTCCGGCCACGATGCGGGCCGCTCGGTCCATTCGATGGCACATGGAGGTTGAGAATCTTTGATGCCGGCTGACAATTTAATACTCCAAGGCTTTTCTCCTTTGTAGCAAGGAACGCTCCAGAACTTTCCGTCCCACCAACGTATGGCATCGCGGTCGCGGGATATGCTCGCCGGCCACCAGCCGATGCTGGGCGGCGGGCCTTTTCTCCATGTGGTCATCTCTGCTCTCCTTCTGCTTTGGCGATGGCGGCACGGGCCAGTGCTGCGGTCATTGCGTCGTGGGTTGAAACTTCAATGTTGTTCAGTGCGGCCAGCAGTTCCTGATTCACCGCGTGCAGCCGGCGCAGTTCGGCTGCGGCTTCGGGTCCGCAGTCGCTAAAGCCAGCCGCAAGAGAATCAGCCAGCCGCAATGCCGTAGGCATGTTTTTGCTTTCGCAAAGGGCTTCGGGTTGGTTACTTATGGTTCTTCTCCTTCAGCGCCTGCTCGATGGCGCGGGCAAATTCTTGCCGACCCATGCGTTTGTGATATGTGTCATGGATTGACTGGATCTCCTCCTCGCTCAGCGACCGCCACTCGCGGCGGGGTGGGTTGCTCTTGATCTTTTGCAGCAGGGCCACTCGCTCCATGTCCCAGCTTTTCTGTTTCTCAGCCATCGTGCGGTTTGCAATGCCGTCGCACTGCGCGGCGTGATGCAGTTGGACCTCGATCATTCCGTCGATCAGTTCAAGCTCTCGGTCTGTCCACGCCACCGGCTCCTGCCCCTGCTGCGCCAGCGCGGCGCACGCGCATTCCGGCCATGCCTCGCATTTGTATGTGCAGGGCAGCGCGGCGCGGAGGGCGGTGATGGCTGCGGCGATCTTCGCCACATCGGCATCCATCGCGGCGTGCCTTTCGGGCCGGTATCCGGCCATAGCAGCGTGGTATTGCGCCGCCTCGACCTGCGCAGAGTCGTAGCCGATCTCAAGCGCCTCCAGCGCCTGCTGGGCGGCTTCGCGCAAGGTGGTCATTCCGCCTCCTCCTTCCTCTCCCGAGCCTCATAGGCCAGCACATCGGCAAGCCGGTACATCACACGCCCCTGCTGGGTGCGACCGAGCCGGATGAACGCCGGCCCGCGCTGATTGGCGCGCCAGTGGCGCACGGTGCGCTTGGCCACCCGCCATCGCTCGGCAAGTTCCTGCTCAGTCAGCAGGGTGTCATTCGTCGTCATTGGTGTTCTCCTCGGCAAACCACCAGTCTTCGATGTCAGCGGCGATGTCGTGCGCCTTGCCGGCGGCCTTGCCGTGCTCCGGGTGGCTCAGCAGCGGGAACGAAAGCTCATAGATCGCCACCAGCAGGCGGTCGATGTGCTCGCGGGCGGTGCGGGCTCGGTCGTCCGCGACGGCGTACATGTCCTGCACGGCCTGCAGACGGTAGTGCAGCGCCGCCTCGGCCTGGGTCATCACTGGGGTGCTCATACGGTGCCCTCCTCGGCCTGGACGATTTGCGGGTCGCCGGCAGGGGGCTCCTGCTCGGCGCGGATCTGGTCAACGCGGCGCGTGGCTGCGGCGATCACGCGGTTGCGGTCGTCGCCTTTCGGCATGCGGCGGATGTCGGCGCGGAGCATCTCGAGGCCCTCCAGCGTGCTGGCAAGCTCAATTGACTCCAGCAATTCGTCAACGTCAATCAGGCCCTCTGGAGGCTCAGGCGGTGCGGGCGGTGCGGGCGGTGCGACCTCGTCCACAGTGCCCATGTTGCGCATGCGGACGGGTTCGCGGGGCTCCATGTCGCCGACCTCCTCTGGCGTGTAGGTGCCGACCACGACGCCCGGAAACACGGTGCGGATTCCCTCAGAGATGCAGCGCGAGCGCAGCATCTGGCGGGGGTAGGACTTCCATGTCGGGTTGCGCGTCAGGCCGGCGTCCTGCGCCATCTTGGTCGTCCACGCGATTTCCACGCTGCCGCCAGACGGGTGCGAGAACTTGCCGACGACCTTGGTGTCGGTGTACTCGCCCCATTCCACCTTGCCGCCTGCGGCCTGGAAACGGGCCAGCATGGCGTCGGCGCGCAGGGCGGGGCGGCCATTAATAACGTGGTAGTCACGCGCGGCGATAGCCGGGTGCAGGCCCTCGGCCTGGGCGATCAGCATCAGGGCCATCGCCTGGTCGGGCGTCTTGACGCCAAACAGGCCCGAGCGGGCCACGCTGACGGCCATGCGTTCGATCTGGTCTACGGGTACGAGTGCGGTCATTGGTGTTACTCCTGTGGTAGTTGAACGGTTTCAACATGCTCTTCATAACCTTGGCTGCGGCCGTATTCCTTTTCAAGCATTTCATCAATTTGCTCGCCAAGCTCAATTAGCTTGGCGCGGCCGCAGTGCCTTAAAACAAATTCAAAAATTAACTCCTCTATCTCAACTCGTTTGGACATTTCTATATCTGATTTTTTGCACTCTTCGTTTCTCTCCTCAACAAGTTGATCCTTCAGGCTTTTAACCAGCAAATCATAGGCTTCAGCCATGAACACCGGCGCGTATGCGTTTGACATCGGCGCTCTCCAAAATGGGGCGGCTTTCCGCCCCGTGGATTCAGTCAGTCAGGCCGGCAGGCATGCCGTCGTCGTCCACGCCGGGAACGCGGGACGCAGCCACGGTCGTCTCGACGGGCGTGCCGCCGCCCATCAGGGCGATGATGTCGTCCTGCGTGGCGAGCTTGGCCTCGTAGCCCGACGATGCGTAGCGGATCGCCTCGGCTGCGCTGATAGCGCGGATCAGGCGGTCCATGTGGTCGGGGTGGCTGACCACGTAGACCTTGACGGTGCGGACGTAGGGCCGCTTTGGCTTCTCAGTGCTCATTTTCTTTGCTCCGCGAGACGCCGCAGCGCCTCGACTTGGGTGCTGACCTGCTGCAGGAAAATCGTGATCCGGGCTTCCAGGTCAGCAATGAAGCCAGGGTCACGTTGGATGCGCTGAACGTGCAACTGCAGTTCAACGGGCATCAGGGGATCGAAGGAGACGAAATCGCACCACTCGCGGCCAGTGATCCAGAGTTGCCCCTGCACCTGCGCGGCGTGCTCTGACGGCATGCCGTTAAGCAGCGTTTCGATGTGGACGGCGCTGTTGTACGGGCACTTGATCTCGATGAGACCGTCCCAGTCCACCAAGCCGTCAGGCGAACAGCCCGCCAGCAGGGTGTCGTGGGCGATGAAGCCCGTCTCCTCAACGCTGGTGCCGGTGACGCGCTCGTAGGCCGCACGCGCCGCGGGCTCCTGCTCTGTGCCCCAGGTCATGGCGGCGTTCTGGAAGCGCTGGATCGGCTGCTGCGTCAGGCGCTCCAGGACAAGCTCCGTCAGGTAGTCGCGCTGGGCCTGCGCCGGGGCGCCGGATTTCAGCGCAGCAATGGCGTCCTTGAACCGGGACGCCGTGGCCTTGCCGATGCGGGCGGCGTACCAGTCCGCATCGCGCTGGGTTGCGGTTTCGAGGATCATTCCGTCCGCTCCTCGTCAACAATCGAAATCTGCTCGGGCTTGCCCTCTGCCGCAGGGAACAGCGAAATCTTGACCTCGTTCCCCTCGGAATCGGTCAGGATGATGTGCCGCCAGGTGTGGCCGTTGGCACTGGTGCGCTTCGTGGCAACTACGCCGACGATGCCGTGAAAACTCATGTTGGTGAACATGTCCGCTCCTCAGAAATCGTCACAGAACTCAGGCTCGCTGCAGGCGAACATCGCGTCTGCGATCTGCTGCACCCGGTGCTCGTTATCTCGCAGGAATCGGTTCTGCAGCTCAAACCGAGCCGCATCGGCCTGCGCCCGTGTGCCGGCGAACAGGCATGCCAGCAAAACGTCGGCGTGAGCCGAGGCCATGTCCTCCTCGCGGACATTCACGACGTCAAACGCGGCGCCCTCGCGGGCTTGCGAGACCACCGAGAGCCATAGTTGCCAGTCTGCTGGGCAGGCCAGCAGGTGGTCGCGGGCTTCCGCTTCGTGCGGGTGATCTCCGTTGTAGCCGGGAGGGTATGCGGGCCACGTGGCTTCATCGCCAGGCCCGTAGGTTGTCGTGTACATTCGTCAACTCCTGTGTCGCGCTCGCATCGGCGCCGACGCATCATGCCACTTTGTGCC